ATAGCAAAAGAAGAAAAGAACCGTAAGGAAAAGGAAGAAAAGAACCGTAAGGAAAAGGAAGAAGCGAATCGTAAGGCGAAGGAAGAAGCGAATCGTAAGGTGAAGGAAAAGGAAGAAGCGAATCGCAAAGCGAAAGAACAAAAACTTTTGAGTAAAATCTTAAACAACTCTAAAAATTTAACAAATGCTAATAAAGTATCGTTTCTTAAACGGTATGAAAAGGGTGAAAATTTTAATACGGTAAAGAAAAATGCCATTAATAAAGCAAAAGAACTCGCAAATCAGAGAAAGAAAAAGGAAGAAGAAGAGAAAAAAGCGAGAGAAAAAGAAGAAGCGAATCGTAAAGAGAAAGAAGAGATGATTGAAAAGAAGAAGGCCGAAGCACTCGCAAAAAAGAAAAAGGAAGATGAAGAAAAGAAGAAAAAAGATGCCGAAAACAAGAAGAAGGCTGCACAAAATCAACAATTACGTGCATCTCTTACTAAAAAGGTTAAGTCTACACAAATGGACCAAAAAGTTAAAAATAAATTACTTAATCAACTCAAAAATTATAGTATTCAAATCAAAAATGTTGCTCCAAGTATTGAACAAACAATCAATTCTGAAAAATTAAACGGTAATTATAACGAGGCGGCAAACATAAAGAAAAGACAGGAAGTTAAGAAACAACTCGCGGCATATATCGCTAAAACATACCCAAATATGTCGAAGGCTGATCGTGGGAAATATATTCAACGAGCTAACCTTACACATTGGAAAAAGGGATTCCTTACTGGGAGTCAGGGAATGGGTGCAAATCAGGCATTCGAACGAATTAAGGGTAATATTCGCGAAAATATGAAATTGAAAAAGCCACCACCTCCTCCACCACTCCCACAAAAAAATAAAAAAGCAAACCTTAAGAAGTTGGTTAACAACACCATGGGTGGGCGTGCGGCCAAAAATGTAAGTAGACTCAAAAAGAATATTAATGAAGGTGTATCTGAAATGGCGGTCAAAACACGACTCGCACAATTAAATAAACAAACGAAGTATCAGAAATGAATTAATATAAAGAATCAAACTAATATATAATAAAAAAGAATGAGTATTCAACCAATATCACGAAAAATGAAAAATTTGAAATGTTATGCGGCAATTCACATGCCTTTCGAAGCCGTGTTGGTAGCTTTAGGAACCATGACAACTTGGTACGGGGGAACTTTCCCAATTTTACCATTGGTAGGTTCTTCTGTATTAGTTTGTTGTGGCAACTGTTGTTGTACGAGTAAAGGGGGTAAAGGGGCTGCTGTAACTTATTTAACTATGAATTGTGTTGCATTTTTGGGTTCCATATGGGATTATTTTGCATTGAGTCACGTTAAAGCACATTGTGATGATATCGGAGATTGGGTACAAGTGGACGAATACTGTAACTACGTAGATGCTGCTTCCGCATTTGCAATAATTTGCTTCATTATGAGAATTATCGGTATATTTATGGCAAGTTGTAATGTATGTTGTCTCTCACCAGAAAAGGAACCAGAAACGATAACCGAAGCACCGGTAGCAGATGTAATGGAATCAAAATAATTTAAACATACATAAAAGAAATAATCTAATCAATAATAAAACATGCACAGAGGTCTATCATCCGTGATGGTACACTACGCACGCTCTATTAGTGACGAAAAGAAAGCAAAAACTATCGTTAAGGGAAACAAATCCGAGGAATTTACCGGAAGTCGAGACGATATGCACGAAAAACTTTTATATAAATGTGGTTTAAAACGAAAAAATGTTTGGGATCCAAATTCAAAATCGTTTTATACGAAAGTCTATTATTCAGATGGAACGAGTTATAACCCCGTTTTATTTCACGGGGGTAAAATCGATAAGAATCCGTTTTTTAAAAAGTAAATGTATGTTATAAATAAATTAAAGAAAACATATATTATATAATAAGTATGAGTACATGTACAGTATGTTGCGATAAATATAATAAAACGCGTCATATAAAAGTTACATGTCCTCATTGTAATTACGAGGCGTGTAAATCATGCATACAAACCTATTTACTAACAACAACGGAAGAACCACACTGCATGAAGTGTAAACATGAACATGACCGCGAATTTATAGATTCATTTTGTACAAAACGTTTTAGAAATGTTGATTATAGGAAACATCGAGAACAGATCTTATACGAACGTGAAATGGCACGTATGCCAGAGACACAACCATATGCAGAATACAGACTAAAAATGAGAGATCTTAGAAGACGGTATTTTGAACTTTTAGATCAAATGTATCTTATGAGAGATATGCGCAGAGAAGCGTTAAACATGCTTAACTCGACACTCGAATACGATGATGCTATATCTAAAATGCGTATGGAAATTGAGGAAATTGTAGAGAAGGTAAACACACTCGAACTAAATATCGCTACAATTGGAAATGAAAAGTTTATACGTAAATGTCCATACGAAGATTGTAGAGGTTTTTTAGGTGAAGATATGAAATGTGGATTATGTACACAGGAATTCTGTAAACATTGTAATGAGGTTATTACAGACGTTGGAAACAACGTATATGCACACATTTGTAATCCCGAAATGGTTGAAACTATGAAACTTATAAACAAAGATACTAAACCATGTCCTAAATGTGGTACAATGATACATAAAATAGATGGATGTGCACAAATGTGGTGTACAGAGTGTCATACCGCATTTGATTGGCGTTCAGGGCGTATAGAAACTGGTCGTGTACATAACCCCCATTATTTCGAATTCAAAAAACGTTCGAGAGAACACGGTGACATACCGTGTGGTGGAAGACCTACATTTGCAGAACTCGAGGAAAATGAAGCAGATATAAATATATTAGATTTGAGTTATAAACTTACTCAAATGGATAGAGATCTCATATATAGGTACGATGGAATCGTTGATGATGATAATCTACAGTTGCGTGTAGACTATTTAGTAAAAATGATATCTGTCGACAGTTTTAAAAAGGAACTTCAGAGACGCGATAAGTATAAATCTAAATTAGAAGATATACGGAATATATACGGGATGTTTTCCGATACGTGTGGTGATTTACTTCGCCAGTGGGTAATTGATCCAACTAAAACTAAAGAAGTAATGCGTACTGTTCATGCATTAGCTGATTATTCAAATAAAGTTATAACACGAATACGAAATAGGTATAATTCATCGATACCATATTATATATTTTTACGGGCACTTTAAGAATAGAGTCGTTTACATCATAAATGAAAATAATAGAATTAACTTCGGCAATCACATCACTTTTTCCATTTATGATCCTAGAAAATCTTGGTAGTATAACAAGTGTATTTTACCATTTACATAGAAATGAAATCATGTATAAACTTGTTTACATATCGAGACATATAGACCTGTTAAGATTAAGCTACATGTTAAAGGGTAGCTTAGATTACATGGAAGTTTTATTTAGTTTTCTATCTATGGTTATTATTTATAAGTCGGGTATTCACGATAAAAAATATATGGATGTAAACTTGATTGTTAGTGTAATCAGAGGTGCATTTGGTATGCCTAAATTACACTACCTCGTTTCACTTTACTTCTGGTTCATAGCATTTATTGTTCATTACGACATGGTGTGTGGAAAATACACAGATATCATAGTAAACTTAATGTTATGCCCACCCCAATATTTATTAAGGAATAATATTCTCGATATATATTATTAGAAAATGAACAGAATCATTTTACTTGTATCATTTTTACTTATTATATGGTTTTTTATACCTTTTTATGAAAAACCCAGAGTAATAAAAAATGTATTAACTGAAGATGAATGTGAACATATACAGAAAATTGCATCTAAAAAATTACATACATCCACAGTATCAGAAAACCGTGACGTAGATAAAACTGTACGTAAAAGTGAAACTGCATGGATAAAAGCGTCCGAAGACCCCGTTGTTGATAAACTTATACGTAAGTGTGTATCTGTGACTGATAGACCTTTAGGTAATTGTGAAGATTTACAAGTTCTTAAATATAAACCCGGTGGTTTTTATAAACCACACCAGGATTGTTTTGAAGATGATAAAAATAAACGTATGTACACATTCATAATTGCCTTGAATGACGAGTATGAAGGTGGTGAAACTGAGTTTCCAAATATAAAGAGACGGTATCGTTTGGAAAAGGGTGATGCTTTGTTCTTCAATACATTAAACAATTACGAGTGTATTACGAAAAAAGCATTACATGGTGGTAAACCCGTCTTATCGGGTGAAAAGTGGGTATGTAATTTATGGGTTAGAAAGTATAGCTACTAAATGATTTATATAATAATCGCGTCTATCTATAATTAGATGTACAATTGTACATATATTTAAAATAGTGTATATAAAATAATACGCCAAATAATCAAAATGCAAATAGTATGTCGTGAATGAAAAATTTATCGCGAGGTACACAGTATGCATTTTTAAAATGTTAATGTTATTTTCCAACACTGAAAAATAAGATACTGCAGATAACATCATATCTACAATTACCTGTTGATCTTCTATTGACGACGAAAGGGTATACATTAATGTCCCGAAAAACATTAATGCATGTGTAAATTTATATATTTTACGTATTTCAACATCTCTCATATCGAAATAATTTACGGGTTGTGGTTCTGGTTCAGGTTCTATATCTGGTAAAGGTGGAGGTCTTTGAACCGTATCATCTATACCCAATACAGGTACATCACCCGGGTTTATAACAACGTTATAATATTCGTTTGTCGTCGTCATCTCCTCTTCTTTTATTGAATAATATTTTTAAACCAATTTTTGTAATAATGGTATATTTCACTAATTTAATAATAGTACGAAAACACTTTTGTCGGCGTTCACGCGCACTAATTTTCCTTATTTTATTTAAATTATCGCACATCTCGATATAATCACCATCGCATATTTTATGTTTATTATCGTCAATTATAGCTAAAAGACGTCTAAGATATTTATCCATATAATATACTATATATTAAAATATTATTATATATAAATGATAAATAATAATACTGATATAAATCGTAAAAATTTAGAAAATTACATAAAGTCTAAAAATAAAATATGTAATGGTTTAGACAAAAAATCGTTCATGAACCAACTTGGTAAAAAACCAGTAAGTGAAATAAGAGAGGATATTGATAAGGAATTTCGAAAACAACAACTTCGCTTTTTAGGTCGAGGGTGTGGCAACGGTATTAATCTTCGAAAGTCCCAAGGCGGGAAAAAAAGTTTTTTTAGTAAATTTAAACGAGTAAAGGCTTAATTAATTTAAGACGACAAAAAGGTTCCATTTTCGTCGATGACGAGTTCGCCACGTTCGGCTAACATTTTTCGGTGTAACATGTGGTGTTCCTTAACATCGTTCTTATTTTGTCCGATATACGGAACAGCGTAGCCGTTTTCACACATCCACTTATTCACATTCGTCCAGTTATTATCTTCGAGGACCCATAATTCACCAAGCGCGCGTCCGTACTTACCTACGGAGTCGCGTTCGGGACATCTCAGTTCGATCTCACAATCGTCCTT